GTATGTCAATCCAGCGTTCGCTGGAGGTTAACCCGATCACTGTCACAACGTCGACGCAGAAGGCGAAAGCCTCACAGCGTTCGATGTCGAAGTGCGAGCGGGTGTATTCGTTTGTACAGGACGGCGTGACGCTGTTCGGTACGCTTCCTGCCCACGTGGTATTCGTGCGCCCAACGCCTCGCTGTCAAGCGGAGCGGGATGCGCAGGACGCCGTCGCGGGCGAGGTTATTGCTCAAGCGGCTTCCGGCCTCTTGGCTCAGTCGATGAACTCGGGCGTTAGCCCCGAAGACGTGTCGTCGGGTCCCGCGAACGTTACCAGAGTTGAGGCAGGCTTCGCGCCTGTTTTCGCTCCTGGTCGTGTTCCGGGCAACCTCGTGATGCGCATCGGGTATATTGGCATCGAGAACATCGGCAATTAACTGGCGATTGCCAGTTTAGCCAAAGTACGGTTCCCATATTGGGTTGCCGTTAGCAATTAAAGGGTCCAGTGAGGACCCAGAAAGGATTACTATGCGTAATCTAGGAGAATGGTCATATGAGGCTATCCCCCGCGTTCTACAAGGCGTTCGTATAACGGTAGAAGAGCGCTCGCAGATTGTGAGTCTGGTACACGCTCTTCAGGGCACATCAGCAGATTGGGTCAAGAAATTGGCCGATATCGGAGTCAGTTACGATTTGTGGTTGGAGCAGGGGTTACCCTGTCCCGAGCCGCTTAAAGTCGCTGGTATTCCCGATATGCTGCTGAACTGTTTGCAACGCGCGACGCCTATTGGGTCGCCGTGCAGGCAGACTACTTCGATTATCATACGAAGCTTCCGCACCGTTTGTGTTGGTGCCAAGAAGTGGAGTCTGGTAGAGAAAGGTCAAGATGGACTTCTCGACGATTCCCACGGAAACGTGGAACGTGATTCAATCCGCAATTACTGCAATAATCAAAGGCATCTTTATCGTCGTAAAGACGATCATTTGTCTCTGATCCCTCTGCTCAATGCAGAATTTCATGGTATCGCTGTAGAGCGGTCTCCTGATGTTGCAGCCTGCTGTCTTATGCAGGCTATTGTGGATGATGTTAAACGTTTACTGGCTCAGGTCCTCACTAACTGGGCGTACCAAAAGTACGTTCCGCGTGTGGGGCCTGGGTCGGTCCTTGAGGGCTTCACTGCCCTTGAGAAATGGGAAGACATCTCTCAAACTGATAGCGGTTTGGCCGCTCACTTCGGTGTTGAGACCTTTAGGAGTGGACTACACGCTCTAGAGGACGATGCGGGTCTAATGGAGCCCGATCGCCCTTTAACACACTCACGCGTCAAACTCGCCGCAGTGGATAAGGATCTATGGAAGAAACGGATCATCACGATCACGTCTAACCAGGTTGCCTATGTCCAGCAAATGCTGCGTATGAGGCTTCTCGCCTGTATGGAAACTTCCAGGTTATCTCAACACCTGGATCTGTTTGACCAAAGTAAACAGCAAGTACTAGCGAGGGCGGCAAGTGAGAACGGTGATATGGCTACGCTTGATTTTAGTGACGCTAGTGATAACGTCACTTGGGATCAAGTGCGGGCGGTTTTTCCGCCTGAC